GGATACTTCAATGGACGACCGCATGTCGTGTCGGCTTTTGATGCCAGGGTCAACAGCGCGGGCCGACGACATCCTCCGGGCCGCTGCCGAAAACCTTTCTAGATCACTGATCTGGCAAGCTTTTTCGCCCACCCACGAATGCAATAAAGCCCCTCTGCGACCTTGCATCCAAGCGCCTGGATCTATATATTCCCAACCCTGCTACACCGCGCTACCGCCCGAATGGCGAAACTGGTAGACGCATGGGACTTAAAATCCCCCGCTCGTAAGGGCGTCCCGGTTCGATTCCGGGTTCGGGCACCAAATATATCAAGGGCTTACGTAATTAACCTCATGCAGGCCCTTAGTGTTTCTGCTCCGCAATTTTAGACCTTGCACCGCAATTTTTCTCCCCACGGCGTCCTGCCGAACGAATACCAAACCCAAATCAGTTACAGCTCGTCGCCTCAAATCGCGCCACGCTTAGACCTCGATTACTGTACGCACATACAGCATTTGAGTTTACCCACCATGAACCTCGACGAAGACACCTGTGAGTGGCTCGGCCTCCCCTCGCCCCTGGAAATGTACCAACAGCATTGCCTGCTGCTGGAGAACGAAATCCATGAACTGAACTTGCTGCTCAGCAAAGCTCGCGCCGACATCTTCGGTTTGGTCTCGATGCTAGATGAGGCCCGGGCGAAGAAAGATGAGTTCGCCGGCTATCTCCGACAACGTGGTAGTGAAGCTGCGGCGATGAGGAAGCAAATTTCCGACCTCACCTCGTCAGCGATCGTGAGCAAGCGCGAGGCCGATAACCTCAGGCTGATCGTAAATGAATTGAGGTCTCGACCGACCACGATTGTCTAAGCTCACTAGGACAGAGGGCATGACCATGTGCGGAAGACTTTCACAGTATCGGGGTATCCACGACTTCGTTGCAGCATTGAGCATGCCCAATGCCCTGGCAAACTCAGTGGGTGATCATCCCATTGAGCGCTATAACGTCGCCCCTTCCACCCAGGTCGCACTCCTCCATATCCAGGGTGACCTGCTGCACGCCGATTCCGTGCGCTGGGGATGGCGGCCACACTGGGCGAAAGACCGCGCCGCGCCGATCAATGCCCGCGTGGAGAAGGTAGCGCACGGACCGTTCTTCCGGGCGATCTGGCCGTACCGGGCAATCACGCCCGCCGATAACTGGTTTGAATGGGTCGATGAGGGTGGGCCCAAGAAGCAGCCCTACCTGATCCGCCGCAGGGATGGCGCACCGGTGCTGTGTGCAGCAATCGGCCAACTACCCGATGCAGATGAAGGCCCGGGCGAACATGACGGCTTCGTAATCATCACCGCCGACAGCGCCGGCGGCATGGTGGACATCCACGACCGTCGACCCGTTGTGCTGACTCCGGAGCTGGCCCGGGAATGGCTGGACCCAGCTACACCGAAGGAGCGCGCTGAGCAGATGGTGCCGCATCAGGGTGAGCCGGCCGAGGCCTTCGAATGGTTCAAGGTCGATACGGCCGTGGGTAACGTGCGGAACAACGGGCCAGAGCTGATTCGCCCCCTGCGCTAAGGTTCCGAGAAATACCACATCACAAACGCTACCGCCGCAACCCAGCCCAGAGTCAGCAGAAACGAAAGGCCAGCTAGCCTCTTATCCATGGCGCCCTTCAATAAACCGTATGCTCGCAATAGAAACCGACTCCGAGAGAGTAGTTCAGCGGTCTCAGGGCGCAACTGTCCGGACATAAGACTGGCACGCACGTAGTGCGATCAGTCCTTGGTCACCGGCGTCGGTGATGGCGATAATTCGTTGAGCATGCGCTGGGTCAAGTTGGGCTCGACGGGCTGCATGAACCACGTCGACGGCGCCGGGGGTGGAAGGCACGTTGCAGCCACTGGCTGGATCCTCGGCAAGGAGGACTGACAGCCGGACATCAGCAGTAGCAAGCTGGTCACGCAGGCGAGCCTGGTTGCGCTGGGCATCGGATAATTCCTTGATGTGTTGTTGGTCCTGGGTGGCGAGCTGCTGCTCGGTGGCCAGGCGCTTGTCCTGCTCGGCACGGGCCTGGGCGGCGGCGGCATTGCTAATCGCGGCCAGGTCATCCTTGTGCAGGCCGGCCTGCTCGGCGAGCTTCTCTCCCATGCGCCAGTCCTGCACCTGCCAGGTCACGCCCGCGGCGCCGGCCATCAGCACCAGGATGATCAGCACCAGGCCGGCCAGCTTCTGCACCGGCGTCATGCCAGCACCTTCAGTGCCTTGTCGTACAGCGCCTGGCGATCGTCTTGGCCGGTGAGCCCGCCGTTGATGCGCCTGGTGATCTTTGCAAAGTCCTTTTGGTCTGCCAGGGTGTTCAGCCCACGGGTTGACCAGAACCAGGCCGCCGACATCGCCGCGTTCTGTGGCAACTCGAGCAGCTCTGGCTTGTTGATCAGGTCCAGGCCCAGGGCTTCACCGCATGCGGCATAGTTCGCCCGCCCGGTGATCTGGATCAGCCCGCGCCCCCGGTACTTCGAGCCGTCACCCTTGACGGTGTTGCCTAGGTCGGCACGGCCTTCGTACGTAAGCTGCTGTGCCGTTGGACCCCAGATCTCGCGCACATAGCGCAACTGGCCGGACTCATGACCGACCTGGGCGATGAATGCAGCCGCGCGCGGGGTGCCAACGATGCCGTAGCGGCTCATGGCGGCATTCAGGGCGGGAACAAAAACGCCGGCATTGCGGCCGGCGTTCGGGAGGATCTGCAGCAGCTGCTGCTCGGTGATGGGCATGGTTTTCTCCAGGCAAAAAAATACCCGCTCAAGGCGGGTTATTACGCTTCTACTGTGGTTACTGGTGATGGAGATTCCACCTTTTGCATCTCTAATCGCACATCAATCCAACTATTCAGCGGTACATCAATTGGAGCGCCACGACCTGGAACCATCTCTCCGTCTTCGGTCAGGGTCCAACGTTGCTTGAACAGTCGGACAATCACCGTTCCATCGTCCAGCTGTTGAGTATCGGTGATACCCAGCATGCGACCGCCGTCAGGCGAGCTTGGATCGTGCGTCCTCCATCCTTCGATGGCCAAGCCAAGGCTGCCAATTACTCGGTATTCGCCAATGGCAAGGCGTTCAACGCTCACGCCGCGTGCCTCGTTGTTTGCCACGCCCCAGGCGCCAGCCGGCTCAAACGTCTGCTCATTCAGATCGCGCCGCTGGCTCTCCGCCACGTTCGCTATGCGCAGAATAGGTGAAGCTGCCGAAAGCGCACCGCCCGACCCGCGCGTGGTATTACCCGTGTGGTAAAGCTCAATCCAAGGCGTCGTCGCACCATCGTAAATCGACTGAAACTTAACAGTCCCCGAACTACCTGTAAGCCCATACGGCCAGGCAATTGTCAGCCTGTTTGCGGTGTCCGCATGACGGAAAACATATTTGTACCAGTAACCAGTACCGCCGGTGGGCATCCCAGATGAGCCAGGTGGATAAAGGTTTGGGTCAAGGCCGTGTCCAGTATTGGTGTACCAGCTCTGAGCAACACTGCTCTTCGTTCTGCCGACCATGTAGGAGTCGGCCACGTTGCCGTTCTCATAGCCAAAAGATGCTACAGCCATCGAGGTCAGTCCCAGAGCGCTACGGGCCCCTGGTTGATTATCGCTACCGGTGCCGCCCTTATTTAATGGGAGAATCTCGTAGTTACCAGTTGTTCCCAAAGCCGCAAGCTTTTGCCCAAACTGGTTGTTCAGCGCATTGAAGGCGTCCGACAACATCTTGTCATAACCCTGCACCGGCATGATTGCGTAAGCCGCTCCACTTACAGTGGCCCCCTTATAAGCCGGCAGAATTGAAATCACCGTAGCGCTTACGACGTTGGAGACCTCATAATTCGAGCCGTCCGGCCCAATAAATGAATCACCCACCCTGGAAGTTGCGTCGAAATCAACATTGACACCTGTTACGGTTGTGCTGCCGTTGTGGACAGAAACTGTCCCGCCCCTTTGCCATACCATATTTTTCTCCAGACGATAAAAGTTTGATAAATCAGTTTTGGAAATCGACCAAATTAATAGTCAAGATATAGGTTTAGCAAAGACAACAGGCACAAAGAAATTAGTGCTAGGCGTAACACCAATAGCAAACATGAGTATGCGATTGTTATTATATTCCCAAGTGCAATATAGCTTTGATGACCTCGACGAACCCGCAACATCCATACCAATGTTATTAATCAACATGTAGTCACCAGTATCCAAGGGTGATACCGCCGTATAGTTACAACGGATTAGCCCTTGTTCGGTATTTGATGCCCCCAAGTAAGTCCAGCTAGATATGGTTCTTGTAAACTGAGCGCAAGGTGTATTGTTATCGAAAAGCAAATCCCCTGCCCCACTCCACAACCTTAGCCCGTAAGTTGCTGTGGGCCGTGACTTGAAGGCCGCACAAAAGTAGCTACCAGCGCCACCACCTATGAACGAGAACCCGGTCCAGTTGCCTGGCGTACCGCTTATCGTTGCGTACTGAAAAGTTGAAGACGCATCAGGCCGAACAAATACAAGCGGCGGCTCTTGGGTTGCGATCGCTGGAGAAAACGCGGCACCACTTGAGTATCTGCCAGTCTGAAGAACGACCAGCCTTGAGAACTCAGAATCAAGCGTCACCACATTGCTTGCATTGGTAAACTGGAACCCATAAGACATTACCTATACCTCATAACAAGCAGGCGCTGAGGGGCCAAGCCAATAACACCGCTTGATTGAGTTCTATTTCCAAACCAAACGACCACTCCGCCCGAAACTACCTGAGGCTCATATTGCACTGCGCGATAGTCTTGGGCGTTTTGGTCTTGAGGGTATGCGCCAATAGGAATGCAAACGGCTGAATGTGTTTCAGGAGTAACGCCAGCGATTGTGATAGAGAGACTTCTACCACCGCTGGCTGATGACACAACTGCCGAATAGACGACCCTAACGGTGAATGAGTTCTCATCGATTTGCAGGTTGCCTGTAGCCCCCCATATACGCATGCCATGACTCATTCGGTTAGATCTCCAATCTGAACCCGTTTGACGTTATTCACGTCCCAGAAACGAAGAGACCTATTGGTCATGATCGACCTCCCCTGACCAGGCACTACACCGTTAATCTCAAAGGTGCCGTCCTTATTGAGAATCCACCCCTGCTGACCCGCGATGTAGTTGGTCGAACTGATATAGGCGCCGATCTTGGCATTGGTGATCGTTCCATCCTGGATAAATGCCGATGCGACGAAGGTCTGCCCGCCAGACACCGAGAACGGCGAAACCGGCACGCCGTTTGCCAGGTTCAGCAGCATGAACGTGTCGGCCCGCACAACGAACTGCGACGACACCCCGGACGGATCCACCTGAAGGCCCAGGCCGAACGATGCGGCGTACTTCTGGCCGCCGGCGGTGGTCTCCATCTTCACCGACCAGAGGGTTTGCAGCTGCCCATTGGTGTTGGCCAGCGCGCTTGAGGTTTCCTGAATTGCCGAGGTGTTCTGACCGACAGTCGCTTGCAACTGTGTGGTCTTCGTCGCCTCTGCCTCAATGGCTGTCGCCCGGACTTTGCTCTCTTGGACAATTGCGGCCGTGCTTGCCCACCCCTTCAATGCATCTGCCTTGGCACCACTGCCGCTATCGTCGCGTGCAGAAGCCCGCAGTGCATTGGTAGTGCTGGCCTGGGCGGTGACCACACCATCGAGCTTGCTGATATCCGCAGTGTTGGTGGTTACCTGCTGCGCCAGCCCGTTTGCCGTTTCCACCGACTGGCCAACGTCCAGCCAGTAAGTGGCGTTTGGCGGAGGGTTGTTGGCCGGAACCTCGACCCTCGCTTGGTAGATGCGATCCGCCTCCACCACCATCTGCCCTTTGAGGTACACCTGGGTTGGGACATAGCCACCCAGGGCGTCGAGATCGTCGATCTGATCCTGCAGGCCGTCCAACTCGCTGATCAGGTCCTGGCCAAGCTCAGTCTTGCTGATCTTGCCAGCAAGCATCCCCAGGATCGGCCCAGCATCCGAACTGGCCTGGCCCATCACTCCGTTCGCCACTGGATAGAACGGCCCGACGTTGCCGGTCCGGTCCACCAGGCGCGCCCAGAAAAAGAACTGCGCGCCGGCCGCTAGGGACTGCATGCGGTAGTCCGCCTGCGGATACGCCAGGTCGGCGAGCTTGGTTGCGGCGCCCAGGTCGTTCGCAGGGCCATACCACAGCTCGGTGCGCTGGGTGTCCTCCGCACCTGGTGGGAAACCCCACTTGATGCTGATCCCGAACAATTCGCTGGTGGTGGTCAGCGACGACACCGCCGGCGGCAGGCCGGTCTTGCCTTCAAGGTTGGTCAGGCTGGAGCTTTTCCAGATCGAAGAGATCTCGAACGCACTCACCGACCGAACGCGTGCCACATAGGCGCCCGAGTAAATGCCGGTGACGTCGACACTCGTAGAGCCCGTCCTCTGCACCTTGATCCAGTTGCCGCTGTCCTTGCGCCACTCCACGTCATAAGCGACCGCGCCGGAGACGGCAGGCCACGAGATGTTCATGGTGCTGATCGCGATGCCCTGGTTAACGGCGTAGCTCGACGTCAGGGTAACGCTCGCCGGTGCCGGCACCACGGTGATCGGCACGACGCTGATGGGCCTTTCTTCCAGGCGCACACCGGTATCGATGTGAGCAAACTTGCTCGGATCGTACTGAACGGCCGAGATTTCGAACACGCCAGGCTCTGGTCGGGCCATGCTGACCACGCGGTACAGCGGGATTGCTAGGTCATCAGCGTCCAACGCCCAAACGAGTTCGCGCTCTGGCGGCACAGAGTAGGCAACAGTCACGGTGAGCTGTCGGCCACTTACCAGTTGCACGGTACGGCCCTCGCACTTGCCGTCGGGCAGGTTGAGGATAAGCCGGTCGCCTGGCTTGGCCTGGGTGTCGCGGTCCAGGGTGATGATCTTGCCGTTCACCGCAGAGATACGCCCGCCCACCGGACGGCCGGCGAGGAGTTCGTCGGCGATCGGGATCACGTAGCCAGGGAGCGGGATGCGCCCATCGAGGCCAACTTTGAAGGTGACAGCCCTGTCCTTGGAGTTGGTCAGCAACGCCCACTTGCCGCGGCGCTGGGCCTCAGATTCGCGGGTGCAGCCGATTGCGCTGATCTCCAGCGGATTGTCACCATAGCGCCGCTGGAGCTTTGCATCGGTCACAGCAGTGACATCGGTGTCGTAGTTGTTCAGCGGGTTGTCGTAGCTGATCAGCGCCCGGGTGTACCGGGTACGCTCCGACGCGCTGGAGTAGGTGAATTTGCCGTCGATGACGTTCGCCCGGGTATAAGCGAAGTCGAAGTCAGTTGCCCGTGGCATGTCCGCCAAGGTGAAGACCTGGCCCTGGGCCCAGTAAGTCATTCCCCGGTAGATCGTCGAGATGTCACGTAGCAGCGACCAGGCGTCAGCCTTGCTCTGCAGGTTCAGGTTGCAGATGAAGCGTGGCTCCTGGCCGCCCTTCCCGTCCGGCACCAGTTGGTCGCAGTACTGCGAGATGCGGTACAGCTCCCACTTGTCCACCATCCACGGTTTGATGCGGCGGCCCAGGCCGAAGCGGTCTGCGGTGGTGATGTCGTAGGTCATCCAAACCGCATTATCGGTCCAGGCCTGTTTGAATGTGCCGTTCCAAACACCCGAGTATGTGCGTGACACCGGGTCATAGTTGCTCGGCACCTGCATCTTCTTCAACTTGGTCTCGACGGTCACCGCTGGGATGCTACGAAACTGTTCGGCTGAAAACTCTATGTAGAGCAGCGCGGTATTCGGGTAGCGGATCTTCGCGTCGATGACCTCCGTGAAGCCGGCGATCTGCATGGTGTCGGAGATTTTGTTGTTGTTCTGGTTGACGGTGAGGCGTGTGATACGCATCAGCCAGCCGGTGGTGGCCTTGGGCAAATCAATACGGCGCGTGCGCTCGTACAGGCTGGTGGTCTTGCCGTCTACAGCCTCGCTCAGCACCTGCTGATAGGCACCGCCATCGGTGGCCAGCTCAACCTTGTATTCGATCCGGTAGCCATTGACGTTGCCGCCAGAGTCCACGGACTGAAGCGCAGGCCACGCAAAACGAACGCGCACAGCGGAAAGCTGGGTATTGCTGATGGCCCTTACCCACGGCGTCCCGCTGCGAAGCTCGGTACTGATGGTGGTCTCGTTTTCGACTGAAGGGATGCCCTGGATATAGGTCTGGTCCACCGCTCCGGTGCGCCACTCCCACTTCACGTTAGGGAAATTCATGTTGCCCTGAGGGTCTTGCAATGGGGTGTTGTCGAGGTAGATATCCTTGGCGGTAGGCGTTCCTTCGAACTCGCCTTCCCCTACAGCGATCAGCATCTTGGCGATCGCGACAGAGCGCAGGCTGTCCGGCGCCTCGGTTGGGGTTTTTGGCTTCTCGGAGCCGCCCTTGGCACCGTAGATGTCGAGCTTCTGTGCTGCGCCCATGCTTTTCTCCAGGCAATAAAAAACCGGCTCATGGCCGGCTGTAGTGCTGCGGGTTTCGTTACATCTGATCTTCTGCGTAGATAGCGGCGCTGATGATCGCTCCGCCTACCCGGCGTTTGCCGTAACAAAGCGGAACCGGATTGCCGGAAGCCGTGGTGTTCTTGGCGCTGCCGAAGGCGTAACCGGGAGTATTCTCCGGCGCGGCGCTGGTCTTTAGGCCAGTGGCCTGAGGGCTCAACATCTGGATTACACCACCAGCCGCAAGCGCAATGCCGGGGGCGGCAAGCACCTGAAACCCAGGGATGAAGGACACGGCAATCAAAACCGCACCGATGATGGTCTGGATAAGCCCGGCTCGTTTGCTACCGGTAATAATTGGCGCGATACGGATGTCTCCAGCACCTGAAAACCCTACCTCCTTCTCACCAATAGCGTTTCTCCCCCGAAAAATTGCGAACTCTATCCCTCGAGACTTGGCGTTTGAGATAAACCGTTCAAACCCTGGAATCTGAACACATAAAGCCTTGATCGCTTCCGCTGGTGAGCGCACAGACAGCCGGAATGACCTTCCGAACTGCCGTAGCTGGCCGTAAAGTAGGACGGTGGTGAGCGGTTGGTATTCAATTGTCGGTGAGGCCATATTTACTCCAGGCGTAAAAAAACCGCCCAGGGGCGGCTTGTGTTGAATTACTCAGAGGCAGCTCCGGACCGCCTTCTCCATGTTACTTCTGCCCCAGCCAGGCCCCCATGCCAGTCGCTGAAACAGCTTCACCGAGCTGCCGCTTGAAACCTTGCGGATACTCAACAGCTCATCTGTCATGTTGTTGCTTGCAGCAACAAGGCGATATCCGTACTCAGTCTCTGACATCGTCACGTCACTGCGCGCGTCCTGCCATTTGGGAAAAACGCAGAGTGCGTACTTTTTAGGATCTTTGGCCGAACTCGCGGCAATGCTCGGGTCTTTCGACTCAAGATCCCCAGGCGTTACACATCCCGCCAGCATCGCCACCGCTACCGCCGCTATCAAAATCCGCATGTCGTTCCCTCTTTGGTTTGGCGGGACTGTAGCACTGGGGGGCAGATGCAAAAAGCCCAGCACCTTGTCGAGTTTTACCAATCACATGGATGTCCAGTAAGCTGAGGATTCAAAATGGACGAGGACGACTCGCGTGATCACCTGCCATCTGAAGTATCAGATTGACCCTTATCAAATCGAAGCCTTTGAGCACTATTCGAAACTGTGGATTGGCATAGTCAACCGCATGGGAGGAACCCACCACGGTTACTTCCTTCCTGCCGAGGGCGCTAATAACATAGCCTATTGCCTTTTCAGCTTTCCGGGCCTTGCGGAGTACGAGCGTTATCGCGAAGAGTCCAAAACTGACGCCGAATGCGTGAGTACTTTCGCGCTGGCGACAGAGAAGAGATTCATTGTCTGCTACGAGAGAAGCTTCATGCGCCCAGTGCTCGACTGAAGCAGCAAGCCCGGCCAGCCGGGCTTTTTAATGCCCGCCCCTGTCCGGGCATCCAGCGTGGATGGAATGCCAGTGGCAGGGGGCGGCGAAGACATAGTAGCGTTATGCCGCAACTTCCTATAGCGCATCGGACAAGGATTTATTATGCGTGTACCAAACCAACTGCTGTTCCCGATCGTCAACTATATCAAGGGATATAATGGCTTCGAGAGCGAAAGCCCGCTCCAGTTCGGCACTCAATACGTCGTGAACGGAGTGGTCATTGATATTCACTTCTCGACCAAGAACAAACCTACGTTCAGTTTGGATGTGAAGAATCAACCTGCTGATCCGATTTTTGTTCAACTCTTTGAGCAGTACATCGGTGTTATCAGCGTCCCGGCTGACCAAACCGCCTTTTAGAAATCGATAAACCTAGGACCACCCAGTCCTACGCCTGCAAGCCCAAGGACTGGGGTTGCGCCAATATCGGCGCGTTTATGACCTGGAGGTCAATGTGGCATCTCAAAACCTTACGATTGAACAGCGAGTTGGGCTTCTTGAACGGGCTCTCACGACAAGCGCTCTAGCCAATATCAACGCTACCGCCTCAGTCATCACCGTTCTACATAAGCTTCCCTCATTTGATTCTGATGCGCTAATTCAGGAGCTGACAGAACTCAAATCTCTCCCTACCGAAGCAGACGCAGAGCAATATGGTGTGCTCATTGATATGCTTATTGCTCGACTGAAGGCTCCGAAAATAGGATCCCGATAAGACGGGGCTTGTCTCCTTCGGAAATGATCATTCGTGGATACTCGCTCGGTTTCAGGATCTTCCTGGCTACCGAGCCTGTGCCTACTTTTTGCTCCGAATACTTCATAAGTACTCCCCGCGGCCATGCCGCGTCATGTTGGTTGTTTTGCGTCTTTGTGCCTGAGGATCAGGCGTGTTCGGTCGTGCCAGGGCCCACCGTAAACGATGATCTCGGACGGCCTGCCGTACAGGTGGTGCAGCAGGAATGGGCCGGGGCCGTACACGCCTGACTCTTCGCCAGGAAGTGCCGGATCAGTGCCCAGGTAAATCCCGGCGTGATTCGGGTG